GTTGATCCGATTGGTCCGGTTGCGCCGGTTTGACCAGTTGCGCCGGTTTGACCAGTTGCGCCAGTTTGGCCGGTTGGTCCAGTTGGTCCAGTTTGACCGGTTGGTCCGGTTAGTCCGGTTGATCCAGTTGATCCAGTTGATCCGGTTTTTCCAGTTTTGCCGGTATAAATACCACTTGATCCATATTGTCCAGTTGGGCCGGTACAACCGGTACGCCCGGTTCGTCCAGTTGGCCCAGTTAATCCAGTATAGATTCCGGCATTTCCTATATAACCCGACCCCGTTGGACCGGTTACACCAGTAAAAATACCGGTCGGACCAGTATCCGAACCCATGGGTCCTATGTCGCCGGTTGGTCCGGTATGACCAGTTATAAAAGTATAAGGAGGGAGAATTTGCGAAAACAGTTGAATAATTTTTGGATCTAATTGTTCTAATCCAACTGTATAATCCCGTATTGAATAATTGTTATCACTCAAAATATACCCATATATATTATTTGAACTATCATTTCCAATTTGTCCGGTTATTCCATATCCAATAGATAAGTCCGCATAATTCGACGTATTAATTACACTAGACAAATTCGAACGTGTAATTGTTCCATTTGCAATGTTTTCCGATACAATTGTATATGGTGCTATCTTGGATGATAATATCGCGCCTCCTGCAATATTCGTATCATTTATTGTACCTAATTTTGTCTTCAATATTGAACCCGTTGCGAAATTATTATCAGATATATCGTTGGCAAGTTTGTCATTATTAATCGCGGTAATTGCAATATTTTTGTTTTTTATATAATCGTTTGGGTAAACGTAAGCCATTAGATTCCACGTAAAAATATAATTAGTAGAACTATCACATAATACATTCAATACGAAAATATTATTATTCATTATATTTCCATTATTGGGCAAAAACCATTTTTGCGTTATTTTATAGTTATCATATTGTAACATATAAGGTGCATTTGTTGTATCTAAATATCCAGAGATTGAAGACGATAGATAATTGCCGTTTAAGTTTATTGGCGTTTTGTCTGTTGGTAGTTTACTTATTAACGTTTTTACAATATTATCAAAAAATCCGGTATTCAATTGCGTAATAGAACCGATATACGATAATCCCATATATTGCATCATTACCGGACTGATTAACATATTACTTGCGTCCACTGTCACAGTAGTTGTCTGATAATTAGGCATATCATTATAAATGATGTGAGATGATAAATCATAACTGATACGATTCGGACCAAGAACAAGTGAATGACTACCTATATATTTTGATTTAGTATGGATTTCATTAAAACGCATTCCAGTGGATCCTAGATCGATTGGATTTGTATCCCAATTCGAGATAGGTCTGGCTCCACATGCGTCGAAAATCAATGGCCCAAATTGCCCCCCGTTTTCAACAAATACATTTTCGAATGGATGATCATTTGACCCTATATCATATTGACTATTCGAATTTGGAATGAGCGATGTATTTACTATTCCGTTAAACGTACCGGTCGGACCGACCTCCCCCACGGGAGCAAACATACCACTATGTCCGTTTGGAAAGGTGCTAACATAACTATTACCAATCGGACCAGTCGGGCCTTGTACTGCCAACATTTGTGTATTTTGCTTTTTGAATAACTTGAAATTTAATGCACCTAGATTCATTCTAATATCTTATATAAAATGAAAACAATTTAATCTCTAATACCCAAACGGTGTCTATTTAGATATAAATCTATTATTTGTAAAAAATCTACAGGATGTCAACGTAATTCTATTTTCATTCATTATCCGCATTATTACAAACCGATATTACATGTATTAATATAATACTAATATATGCGGTTTTTTCTATAAATTTAAATAGATCAATAACTAAATTATATGTCATTCGAATCCAGTTGCGACGACGATCTTGATTTATCATGGTTAGATACACATGAACGATTAAATGATATAGAACAAAATTATTTCAAGGAGTCAAAACATACAATTCAAATAAATTATGTATATATCAATATAAACAACTATATTGATAAAATCGTGAGTAAAGACCAAGAACTCGAATATTTCGACGAGGATTACATGCTGTTTCCGAAGGAACAAATATTAAAAAACATACAACATAATAAAACGATTGGTGATACTAAATATCAATTATTGGATATTTTAACCTATATAGTAGATATTGAACCAAAAAATATAAAACGCCTATTGAATCCCGATGATGATCCGTCATTTTTCGTATCTTTAGGTGCGTCATTTTTTAACATAATACCCTTGGTGGTTGATATAAAGATCCCAAAATCCATTTTCATTTTTCATAAAATCAATTCAATTCATTTTATTTTCCAAGAAATGGTTGGTGTGGTTAAAATACCTAAACCTATTCTCAAGATATTTGACGGGCGTGCCAACCCCCGATCTATAACAAAAAAAACGAAAAAGGTTACTATAAAAACATCTCATTCATCAAAGACAAAACGGGTCAATCCGTCTAATTAATCTTTTTAATATGTCCCTTCTAAAATACTTCGTTGTTTTATTTTTTGTAACGTGTATTGTTGTTTTGCATGCGATATGCCCGATATTCCTTTTACTATACTTTGATATTCGTCCACCTTGATATTGCGAGATATTTGTCTCAATTCTTTCACCATGCCATTTATAAACGGGCGCATGGTTCTTTGATTCGGTCCAGGTATTGCCAATATGGATTTTTTCAAGAAGTTTTCGTATTGTGTTAATAGTCGAGATTTTATGTTATTGTCATATAAAATATCATGAATCATGAAAAAATACATCACCGATATCGAATAGCTATCCCACGATACATAACTATTTTGTAATTCATAATAAAGTTCTTCCCACGTTTTTTCGGTAAATCTTTGTAAAAAAGAGACCCATCCGTCTTTGAAATCCCTTTTTTCTTCCGTCGAAATCCCCATTTTTAAGATGTCGCTTTTTATTATAAAATTATCCACAATTTGAATCATTTTTTGTATATCTCCCGGATGAATGGTGGATTTTATGTCGCCACTATCCCGACCTATAAATTCTTGGGAAATATAGGATAATAATACTATCTCTATACACCATGGCGGATATTTGTCATAGTAAACGTAATACTTATCCATTGCGACCTCCTTAGAAAAGGGTTGAGATTCCTTCATTTCGAATGAAAGACCAAAATCGATTATAATCGGGCATTTCCGGGACTGATTATAAATGATGTTATTTTCTTTGAGATCGTAATGAACAATTGGATATTCTTTCAATCCGATTAACCGATTGATACTTTTTAATAAATAGATATGGGTCGTTAACAATCGTTTTATGAGATATTTCGGACTGTGATTTACGGTATGTATAAAATATTCTCCGAGTGAATGTTTACCTGCATTTTTCATTTTATACGATCTGTATTCAGTGATTATAGGAAGTCCATAATCTTTCGATTTTTTAATATCCTTTGTTATTATGTTGCATTTGTCGATTTCGCGTTTATCTATTTCGGTAATATTTATTCGACAACTCTCTAATATAGGCGCAAACCTTACCCGATAATCACGTATTTTACTAGATATTATTTTGCCCAATCGTTCTTCATTTTCCACTTCGCTAGTGTTTCTTTGAATCTTAGATATGTAATCATTCGAAGGAGGTAATTTATCTCCTGAACATGGAACATTGGGTTTATATACGCAACCATAGGTGCCTTGACCTATGAATTTGGAATTTACAGGTGCTTTATACATTGTTATATATGAGACATATAAAAAAGAATATCGTATATTGTTTTCTTGGATTATTGTTTTCTGTGTTTGCGATTGTATGCGCTAATATTCTGGGTTATGTTTTCGTGCATTATAATACCGATTTTTATATGCCTTTTTGAATTTGGTATTTACTAAATATGGATCAAGTGGTTGGTTTCGATTTGTCGCGATTGTTTTTAGGCGATATACCTCTTTTTCGAGGTATTCGCGGCAATTTAGACAAAAGTCATTGAAACTTTCTTGGGGTGAAACAAATATAGGGTGATTTCCATTGATATGGTCATCCATTACGGCGAGCATTTCCTTTGATAGACCGCCACATTTTTCCTTTTCTTGGTGGATTATCTTGTCTGGCTTTGTAGCCGGCAACTTTCGATGATAATATCGTGCACTGATATACATCTTTCTTACTATATCTTCCGTGTACCCTAATCCTCGGATACGTTTTATTTCGTCATTTATCATCGAATTTACGTCGTCTTCCTTGGTCCATATATTCCATGCATCTTTGAATGTAATACGATCGTCATATTGATGTATCTTAGAAAACTGGTGTATTTCATTAACCATTTCTGTAGATAGGAAGTGACGAAACATCGCAAGGTGTTTTTGTGTTGATTGCATTGCACATGTATTGGGAATTGTAATACTTATTACAATGTGAAAATCGTTTCAATTTTATGCGATTGATGCGATATTCCAGTGTCTTTTTATTATATTATATATTATTATTATGTTTTCGGATAACGATGCAACTCCGGGGAAATTGTTAGTGTGTGATATCAAACATATTCAAAACATGGAGGTGTTGACCGATTTGGATGCAATGCAACAACTTCTTGGTAAAATATGTAATAAATATGATTTTCATGTGATATCCAAGAATTCGCATTTATTCGATGGGTGTGGATTTACACTGTTGTGGATGCTTTCTGAATCGCATTTGTCTATACATACTTTTCCAGAACGTCAATATTTAGCATTTGATATTTATACCTGTCGACATTATTCCGACAATTCAGTGTACGAGGAAATATACCAATTCTTAGTATCGGAATTGGATGCGTCTAATTGTCATTATAGTATAATTGACCGATCCTTTTCTTAGATGCTATATGAGTGAAAAATATATTACGGAATGATATAAAGATTGGGTGTGATAATAGTATACACTTTGTATCGAAAATGTCATCTTGGATTTCTGCCGTAGATATTGAACAATCTAAATTTTTCGGCGAAAACGGTCATTTGCAATATGATTCCTTTGTGGGAGATATTGAATCACGTATTGTCGGATTCAGTTTTCAAGGCGTGAGAACAAAGGATATGACCATATTATCGAACGAATTGAAATCTCTTTTGACGGACATTCGTTCTGGACTAAGGAATTCGGTCGAACGTAAAGAAAAACTGGTCGAATTATTGACCATGTTATATTGTATTATTGGTCAAACGCGTGATATCATTGATGGAAAGGGTGAGTATACGCTTACCTATATGATGATTTATGAATGGTATGATGTATATCCTGATTTGGCCCTCTTCGCCTTGGAGACGCTTGTACTACCGCCTCTTTTAGGTGAAACGGAGGGTGAACGTGATACCAAATTCCATCCTTATGGTTCGTGGAAGGACATGAAATATTTCGCCGAATATTGTTTTGGACGGGGGTGTGATGCAAGACATCCGCTTATTGTGCACGTTGTATCATTGGTGAACCGTGTATTGCGCGAGGAAGTGCGGTTGGCGGATGCTGGTGCACAGATCTCTCTTTTGGCTAAGTGGATTCCGCGTCAGAGTTCCCCATCAAAGGTCTTTGTTCGACTAAACAAATTATTGGCATATGATTATTTCTCCGAATATTTGACAGACGTGGTTGGCGCGGCGAAAATGATGTCGGCTAAACGCAAGTGTGTTGCGGATTATCGGCGTTTGGTGAGTGGACTGAATCGGCGATTAGATACGATACAAATCAAACAATGTGATCGTAAATGGGCCGATATCGACCATGCCCGGACAACGTCGATTACTATTTCGAAACAGAAGAATGCGTTGTTGAACAAGACCAAGGACGGCAAATTGCAACGCAGTGAATTACCTGATCGTATCGAGTGTGCCGAAAAGTTTCAGGAGTTTATTCAGAGTCGAATCCGCGAGGGAAAGGATGTCAATGGTTCTCGTGTATCCATGATTGATTTCGCAAAGAGAGGATTGGTACTTGCGCGAAGTCACTGCGATAAAAACGATCTTGACTTGCTAAATTCGCAATGGCGCGACAATGCAACTAAGACGGGTGATTTAGGTGATATTGTTGCTATGGTCGACAATTCTGCATCGATGACATGGGAAGGAGGTGATCCATATCATGTGGCCCTTTCCCTCGGTATTCGTGTAGCAGAAAAATCGCGGTTGGGCAAACGTGTCTTGACTTTTAGTACGACACCCACCTGGGTAAATCTTACCAAGTGTAATAATTACGTAGAGATGATTCGTCAACTTATTTCTGCCCATGCAGGAGGTAGTACCAATTTCTATGCGGCACTCGATTTGATATTGGCGGCATTGGTTCAACATAGTGTCTCTCCAGAAGATGCGGCAAAAGTTACCCTAGTCATCTTTTCTGATATGCAGATCAATTTCGCAGATCAACATTACAATTCGATGTATGACGGATTGCAGAAGAAATATGCGGCGGCGGGATACACAAAACCGCCCCATATTGTCTTTTGGAACTTGCGTTCGACGGGTGGATCGCCAACGTTGACTACCCAGGCCAATACGTCCATGATGTCGGGATTTAGTCCGGCCCTACTGAACCTCTTCTGTGAGAAGGGCGTTGACGCCTTGACGACTATGACACCGATATCCATGCTCAAGGAGTCCTTGGCGAATAGGCGATACGATCAACTCAGGTCAAAGGTCTAAGCTGAAATTGCCTGAATGCGATTGATTGATTAAAAATATGTGTAAAATAAATAATATGATATTATGATTCCATATTATTTCCATGCATTTATTAGATAAGAATTACACGTGATATTCGTCTTCTTTCCTCATATCTAACATGTTTGATATATCTGTGTGATTTTTTGGATCTATATTCTTTTTTATTGAAACACTTTTTATAGAAACTTTTGTTTCATTGCGGTTGTATGTTTTCATATATTCGTCGAAATTATCTACTATAAAACATAATTCACCTTTGTCGCATAGCTCCGTTGCGCGTTGTTTTTCGCTATTCACCAAGGTCGGATTAGCGCCGTTCTCTAATAAAAATATACAAACATCTTTGCGATTGGTTCGACACGCCTGATGTAATGCAGTCTCTCTGTCTATTCCGGTTCTTAAGTTTATATCAATACCTGATTTTACAAATGCCTCGAGTGTTTTCATCATCCCCCATCTTGCGGCGTAATGGAGACCTGACCAATCGTCCGATGGCGATACATAATCCATTTGCGCGCCTTGTTTTATTAGTCTGAGTGTATTTGTGGTGTTTCCAAAATAGCACGCGTTCAATAATTCTTTGCCTAATTTATCCGGTTCCTTTTTCTTGGTTTTTTTTATATACATATATTATTTATTGTCAAAATTACTTTTGTATTTATGTAATAGGTATAATAATATGAATATGTATTCATATTATTTTATGGTATATTTTATGGTATATTTTATGGTATATTTTATGGTTTACTAGTATTTTTATAAATTTTATAAAAGTGTTTGAATTTTTGCAGGCATATCGCTTTATGATGGTTTCGAACCATCGACCTCGAGGTTAACAGCCTCGCGCTCTGCCAACTGAGCTAATAAAGCAATCATTTATTGCGTTTAATTAGACGCGTTTTGGGTCGTCAACGTGATACTACAAGATCAGTCTAGCCCGGTTGGTTGATGGCATTTTCATGCCATCTAAATTATTGGGTTGAAGTAAAATTTTTAAGGTGATTGCTGTTATGGATTTTTAATATTACATGACCTATAAGACATTCAATCTGCAAAATCCAATTAGTATAATATTTTTATTATTGATTGCTGGTTGGATTTTTATCTTATTTGGTACCAATTGTAATATTCTATAGGCAAAATCCTAATATTGATTGGGATGATTTGTTCCAGTGCGGGCTCGAACCGCAGACCTTTGGCTCATAAGACCAATACTCTAACCAACTGAGCTACAAGAACGAGTTGCACATATCATTGGGGTTTCTAATTGTGAAAGTTGTAATTGCTGTGTGATATGTTGTTTTGTTGAGATTCTCTCTCACATTATACTATGGCGCGACCTCTTTATATCGATTTTATAATATATATTGATATATGTGTTCTATTATTTGTTCATTTATATTTGAACGGTGTTTGAATATCTCTTCAATTATTAATATGTGTCGTATTTTTCGTTTGTATCTTTTTATATTGTCAATTTCGTCCAATATATCATTCATTTTGCACATGGGTGACCATACCTGTGGATTTGCCTTACTTAGGCAACAATAACAATCCATTTTTTCTATAATATTGTATCTTTCATGCATTGTGTTTATTCTTGGCGTCGGTGGTATCATCCATCTCTTATATAGTTCCCCATTTATAGTAACGTCGGGTGGTCTAAATGGATAATACTCTCTACATACAAATATAATACTTCCTATTTTTATCTTGGCTTTTCCAAGATTATAAATTGTTTCTATCTGACAATTTGCATCAGTATCCCATAATCGTTTTGTCATATCTATTATTTCCACACCTACCCTTTTGATTGATATTCGTTGCATTCGTTCGGTGTATCTCATATATAGTATTTATATTTCTTATTTTCTAAGATAATGTAATCCTGGTGTAATTCTTGGAAATGGCATAATATCTTCCGACATTATCCGTAGCGAAAATATATAGAACTCTGTCTTTACGAAATAAATAACGAATGTTGATTTACCTTTGTACTAAGATATTGTTATACTATTATTGATACTTCATTGGACCCGCACAACCCAGTCTATTCTCTATACGGTCTGATACATTATTCTGCTGTATCAGACCCTTTCGCAGTTATCAGACCCTTTCGCAGTTATCAGACCCTTTCGCAGTTATCAGACCCTTTCGCAGTTATCAGACCCTTTCGCAGTTATCAGACCCTTTCGCAGTTATCAGACC